CTTGTGTCTGTATCAAATACATGAAATCCTCTTTGGTCATCATAGTCTGCCCATGTAATTTCGTATTGATTGCCTAGATATGTTATATTACCATTAGTTGATTTATGATGAAAGTGACCAGATAATACAGTATCAAATCGTTTGAATAGAGAAGAATCTAAACCACCTTGACAAACATTACCACGATCCATTTCAAATCCAGATATTTCAAAATGACCAAATACAATTTGACTCTGTGTATTATTTAAAAATTCTAAACTACTTTGATAGTTACTTGAATTTATCCATGGTACCAATGCAACATTAATACCATCATATACTCTTTCAACGGGATCAATATACACATTTACATTATTGTAATGCTCAAATAATTCATTCATGGCATTGATTTCATTTGTATTCTTGTAAGTAACATCATGATTACCTACAATAACATCCATTTGAATATTGTTCTTTAATAATCTATCAAAGAATCTTTTACGCCAAGAATTCAATGTAACATAATTAATAAATTTTCTACGATCAACAACATCACCTAAATGACAAATCTGTGTGATGTTATTTTCTTCTAAGTATGGAAAGAATACATTTTCCCAAAACTTAAAAAAGAATTCATTGAATATTGCACTGTCACCTCTTGCACCGGCATGGGTGTCATTTATTAGGGCTAACTTCATCAAACTCACCTTTTTTCTGATATTCTATTCTATAAGTTCTGTTACGTAATTCACTACTGCTAAAGTGATGATCTCTCCGATTAAAATAGATTTCAATACCTCTACCAGCACAGATATCTTTTGCAGTGAATTGTTTTTCTTTATATTCATCACCAATAATTCTAACTGAAATTGGGAATGAACGGAATATTTCCTCTAAGTCACTTTCATATGTGTATGGTATAATCTGATCAACATATGTAACTGCCTTGAGTTGAATATATCTTTCAACTACACTTTGGATAGGTTTATTTTTTTCTTTCCGATCAATTGTTGGATCAGTTTGTAATCCAACAATTAAAAAGTCACATTGAGTCTTTGCTTCTTCTAACATCAATATGTGACCAGCATGAAGTAAATCAAATGCACTACATGTAAATCCAACTCTCATAATAATCTCCTTAAATTTCTGGTAGTTCTTTCACATCCAATTCAATAAAGTTTTCAATACCTTTAATCTTTACTTTCTTTTTATTCTTTTTAGTTTCTTCAAATGTATGAATGAATTCTGATATGTTATCATACATTTTAAATTGTTGCATATGCCCATTCTCATCTTCAAACATTTCACCTTCATCTAATAAACCAAACTGTTCTGTTGCTTTGTATTTTACATATAGTTGTTTCTTCTCTTTGGCAATTCTTCGTAGAAATGCAAAGTAAATAATCTGTGTAAAATAGGCAAATGGATTAGATGATTTGGCAGGATCAAAGTTTCTGAAATACATTATACAATTTTCAATACCATCTGCAATCATTTCATCTCTAAATGAATATGATACGAAGTTTGGTTTTCTAGATAGATGTTCTGCAATTTTAATAAAACATTCACCGATATAGTTTGGTACTATAGGTTCTGGTTTATCATTTTTTTTGGCTTCAACACACTTTTCGGTATAATCGGTTAGTGCTTTTAAGAAGTCGGCATTGTTAATGTAATGTGCTTTTTTCTTACTCATAATATTTACCTTATATTTCGCTTGACAGGTTAGTGATACATTGTTATAATGGTTTTGTCGTTCTTTAATGTAATATTCTTTTCTTATTACTTAATACTTCTTTAATGGTTTCAATACTATCTACATACTCTGAGAACTCTTCTTCTGAAACATCTTCTTCATCACCATCTTCGTTTAATGATTGTTCAATGTGGTCTGACTCTTCAATGATACATTCATTCAAATCAATCACTGCCTTATTATAATAATTAACAAGAGATTCTTTAGGTTGAAATACAGTTAATACGTCTTGTGAATAAACTGTAGCCATATTATATTGAATAATCTCTACAGGTAACCAAGGTACCATCATCATAACTGATTTACCAGTAATCTGTCTTTTAAATAATACTGTCATAGGATTGTTAAGTGTAACGATACCTTCTTCTTTATCTTCTATCATAGAAGCAATGATATCTTCACCCGATTGCATCCTTATTATTTTTATGTTATCCATGTCAAAAATACCCTTTTAGGTAAAAAAAATTATAAATAAGTGTAGATCGCCGAGTTGCAGCTCGCACCTACTCTAATACGAAAGGACCGTATCAGTATGACTATTTATTCTTCTAAAAACAGACCTAATCATTTTTATGTATATGCTTATCTAAGAGATAATAATTTACCTTATTATATAGGTAAAGGTTGCAGAGATAGAGCATGGAACAAAAATCATTCAATAAACATACCTAATGATAACACAAAAATAATAATAATGCAAGCTAATTTAACGGAAATTGGAGCATTTGCCATAGAAAGAAGAATGATTCAATGGTATGGAAGAATTGATAATGGTACAGGTATACTTAGAAATTTAATTGATGGTGGTGATGGAACATCCGGTTATAAACAATCAGAAATACACATACAAAAACGAAAAAAAGCTAGACTTTTAAGTGGATATAATCATACACCAGAATCTAAAAATAAATTATCAATTAATAAAACAGGTAAACTTAGACCAGATCATAGTCAAAAAATGAAACAGTATTGGGATAAAAAAACAAAAGAAGAAAAATTACAACATTCCAAAAAAACTTTTAATAAAAATTAAATTTTTAATTCTATATTATAAAACTTATAATTAAATTTTTCATCGTCATACATCTTTACTCTGCCAACGAAGTGTGTCAAGGTATAATTAACATGTTTGCCTATTCTAAAATCATCAGAGATATCATAAAGAACCGCTTCTTCTTTATTATCACCTAATCTAAGTCCACGACCAATTGATTGTAGATTACGAATTTTTGATTTAGATGGTGATGCAAATATTACATTATGTAAATTACGTATATTAATACCAGTTGAGAATGTACCGTATGAAGCAACAATAATGGCATCTGTTTCACGTTCAGTTATATCTCTAATAGATTCTCTAACTTCGGTATCAGTACCACCATATACAAAAAATACTTTACGTTTACCTGCTTCTTCTTTTATAATATTATGTAGAACTTTACCATGTTTATCTACAAATTGAAATAGTATTAATGAATTACCTTTCAACGACAAGGCAAGATTCTTTATAAATGCATTTCTTGCTGTGTTCAATACTATATATTCAATCTCTTCTTTGTAGTCCCACTTCTTAGATAACTTACAAACTTCTTCTGGATATTTAAGTATTAAACATTTAATCTTAAATTTAGATAACTGTTTGTTATCCATTAATTCTTTTGTTGTTGTTGCTTTATATACTGGTCCAAATAAACCTTCTAATACTAATCTATGAACATTACTCATTTTTTCCATAATATTTTTTAACATTTGTTGTCGTCTTTTTTCTATCAATAATAAAGATTTTTCTTTACCTAAAAGTTCTTCGTATGTTTTGCCTCTTGACCAATCACCAATTTTTTTCTTAGATTCTTCTGTGTGTGGATATCTGCCACTATATGTTAATTGTTCAAAGGATATTTTTCCATCAATAAAAGAATACAACCTTCTTTTTGTTGTTTGTAATTTTTCCCAAGCTTCTTTTCTACTTTTATACTTTATTCCATTTATTTCTATTTCTTTAGCATTTGGATTATTTTCTGACATTCTTTTCATTTCTTTATCAGAAAGAGTTTTACCTTTATGATGTAAACTTGCTGATAAAGAGTGTGCTTTTCTAGCTATTTCATAACCAATTGAAGTGTAGTACCTATTAGTAGAATCATGGTATCTCATCATGCCAAAAGCATGACCCATTTTAATTTTATCTTTTCCTTTTGAAAATTTCCATAATAACCAATGACACACAAAGTGTTCTCTTGCTGTCAATTTTACTTTATTTTTTTTACCATTGTCACCACCTAAAGATTTAGGTATTATATGGTGCTCCTCAAAATACTCGGTCAATGTCCGAGTATTAGCTTTTTCTATTATAGAGTAATATATTTTTTGATAGTCCATATTTCTATTTATGCGTTTTAGTTCCTTCTAATAGGTTAATTAGATAATGTTCCGGTGCAACCTATTCTATATTTTGCATTAACCAATTGTGTCATGATTGTGGCGAGTGATTTGGCTTTAAATTGGTGTGCCTCATCACCTATAACAAAATCAAATTGATTGAAGTATTCAGGTG